CAATAAATCCTGCAATAAAACTCATAATTATTTCTTTCCTTTCTTATCTAGTCTTTTATATTGCTCTTTAAGTTGTGCTTTAAGTCTCCAAATATCGTTAGTTGCAATACCGATACCTAGTAAAATACCATTGGCTACTTCATCCGGTGAGTAATAGTTACGCTGAGTAACTAAACCTTTAAAATGTTTAAGCTGAGTTTTACTAGCTTTGAGATGACGTTGTGTAACTTCAATCTCATCTTCCAAAGACTGTGAACATGTTGTATTGTACATAATTGTTATTCCTCTATAATCGATTGTAGTAACTCTGGATGTTCTACCTTAGCCATGGTACTGGCAATAAGAGTAGTCCACTGTGGTAGCCTATGAGAGGCTCTCTGTGCTATGATTGTACGTAGTACTTGGTAGTTCATACTCACTAGTCTCGTTTGTAAGTATCCTTCTGGTAAATCATTCTTCAATGATTCAATACTAGCTCCTTTCTCAATCTCTCTATTAAGATATTCTAAGTAAGTACCTAGGATAGGGTATTCAAAATGATCTTGGGTTAACTTCTCCTTCTTCAATGTATGCATTGTAGACGCACTTAGTCCAGTAGTACCTACTTTATAAGTATCAAACTCAGACCAGAAGAATCGTGGTGCTTTAACCAAGACCCATATCTGACATTGTCTAATGAACTTACTATGACTAGGGCCTTTAGCACTGAGGTTCCTAGCTACCTTAGTCATCCTTTCATATTTACTTTGGTCCCAGAACTCCTCTACATTCTCTGATTCTTTATAGAAGCTAAGGGCCATCCCAAGTAGAGCTTCTTCATACCCTGCTTCTTTAACTATTTTAACTTGCATAGGGTAGACTCCATAAGTTTATTGGCGGTAGCCTAAGTTCAGGCCAATTAATCTTTGTGTTATTCTCCATTATTATCCTTATTAATAATAGTCTTCCGTGGTCTCCCACGTTTCTTAGGTGCTGTCAATACTACATCCTTTAAGAAAGCTTGTGCATATAATCCTAAATGATTATTACAAAGTCCTCCTAAAGGAGTAGCACCCATAGCTAATAACTTATCACATTTAAGTTTTAAATTGTTCAAAGCTAGATCAGCTACTACGATGTACTCTTTATTCATATTTAACTACTCCTCTTAATTGTTAGTGGGTTCTTCGACTAACAAGCCTTAAAGACTTCACCTATTGCCTTATACAGTATTTATTTATCTAACAACCCTTCAAAATTAGAGGTTGACTCTAATAGATACTGCCGTATATTCTCAATACTTTGTAAAGTATCGCCTAATAGACCTAAGCCTAGATTACATTTACTACATAAGACGCCTCTTATCTCTCCTGTATAATGATCATGATCTATACAAAGGTTCTCAGTTTCTTTACAGACAAAACATTCACCATCTTCTACTAAGAAGAGATACTCATTTTTAGATAAGGTATATTTATTCCATATAGTACTATATTTCATTTTATCTAATATAACGTCTTTATTATCTTGATAGTTTTTAGTTGATTGTTTATTCCTTTTAGCTTTATTAGCCTCATGATAGGTCTTTTGATATTCCTTATAACAAGTATTACATATGTTATGTCTTTTTAATACTCGGTACTTACTCCAGTTCTCTTCAGCTACTAGAGCGGTCTCACATTTCCTACAAACCCTTATCTTACTGGACATGCTCCTCCTTCACAATCCTGTATCTCAAGATCCTCCATACGTAGGTTACCTACTTGTGTAATAGGTGTTACTTTTTTAGACATCTCGTTATATTGTTCTTCAGTAATCTCTTCAAACGGGGCTTGTGCAAAACCATGTTCACTATGTAAGAGGAAAGATACCGACTTCACATTAATATAATTAACTGATAACCATTTCCTAATAGTATCTAATTCTTCTTTCTTATAGTAAATAGTAACGCTGACACTATTATCAGACCATTCTGCTTGCAGTCTTTTAATAGTTTCTAGTTGATCAATAGCTGTCATATCAGCAGCTACTGTAGTACCTTTAGGAAACATTGAAGGGAAGCTAACAATTACTGTAGTATGGTCTTCAGTACCGTCAAAGTTACGTTTATACTCTACTTCAAAACCATGCTCACGACAGATATCTACTAAGTCTAGATTAACATCCATTGAAATACGCCGAATAAAATACTGACTATATCCTGGATGTCCTCCTGGAGTTACTCCCGCTAGAAGACTTAACGTACCGCTAGGTTTTGTAGTTGTTAGTTTAATACTAGGATTAAAACCATGTTCTTTACTATACTCTTTATCAAGTACTCTTAGATATTTATAAGCTTCTGTCAACCATTGTTTCTGTTCTTCAGATGCTTGCATATATCCTGTGACACCAATACCCATACGCATATTCTCATTAACAATTTCTTCAGTTTCTTTAGAAGAGACATCAGGTAAAGCTAGTGAGTGTTTATTAATACGATATAAGTAATAAAGCACCTCCGTTAACTCGTCATAAGTCTCAATATTAGGTAGGAAGACTTCGGCCAAACAACATGTTTCATGGTTAGCTAATGACTGCTCTGCACAAGGGTTATAGATTTCTACATCAGGGTCAGGGTATTGGAATTCTCCTGTACGTCCCATCCTACGAGAGGCTTCAATATTAATAAGGCCATAGGGCTCACCATTTCCTTTATATCCTTCCCAGAATTCCTCTGGTAGTTCATCTGTATTAGAACATACTACAGAGTTATTAGACATCGCTCTCCAATTAGGGATATCAAACAAATCCCAGCGTTTAGCTCGAAGGTAGTCTAAATCATCTGCATCTCCTAAAGCTAGAAGGGCTGATCTCCTTACATTACCTGCAACAACCACACTACCAATGATATTCATAATATCCAAAGCATCAATAGGACGTAGTTTATTACCAGAGCGTGAGTTTAATAGTCCTACGATTTTATCAATACCATCTACAAGTACCTCACCACCACTAGCTGTACCACCAAAACCTTTAATAGGTAGCCCTTTAGCCCTAATGAGATGTGTTGCATATGTAAAACCTTCTCCGGTATAGAAAGCCGCTTTCAATGTCTTACCTAAAAGCTTAACCCATCCTTCCCTAGAATCAGGGACAATAAAATCTGCGCCATTATCATCTACACGTTTAATCTTAATCTTCTTCTTGATCTTAGGTAGTTGATACACGTTCTCTTTCTGGATATTAAAACCTACACCACAACCTAGCATAAGTTTTTCAAACGTCCATGTAAAAGGGCGAATAGGTTCATTTACTACTACAGCGGCGCAGTTTTGTAAGGAAGGTAGGCCTAGCTGAGACACAGTGCGTGTACCTAATTGCCATAAGAATCTACCAGCAACAGTACCTTTAAGAGATAACATAATGTCTCTTATGTCTTGTTGTTCTTCTTTAGTAAACCCACAACCTAATTGTTTATTTGATGCTTGTACTACACGTTCAACTGTGTCTGCCCATTCTTCTTTATTGCCTTTATTATCTAGATCTCTAGCATAGGTACGTTTATATGTAATATATCCTGTAGGTCCCCAAGGTGTTTTAATACTCTCCATTCATCATCTCCTCTAGTTTCTGTTTATAATGCCAAGCTTTATCCATGTCTTTATTAGCTCCTTCTTTCTTACCATCACGTAGACTATATTTAATAATGTTACCTTTCAAGAAACCAATGAACTCTTCATGATTCAATACAGCCTCCATAACTTCCCAAGGTTGCATACCCATAGTCTTATAGTGAGTACCTTCTACTTGAATCTCATTGGCACTACCCATCTGTAAGCACCTCGGCAATGTTAGCTTTCTTCCATCCTTCAGGTTTGAGTACCTTTCCAAATTCATTCTTCTGAACTTTACCATTAACCATTACCTTCTTCATATTAGCATCGTGGATAGCATCAAATACTTTCTTACCATCTACTCCCATGTTATTAAGCAACCCAATTGTTACATAGATAAGATCAATAGCTTCACTAACTACTCGTACTTCTCCATCAGCAATACCTAAACCTGTGTCTGCGTATTGCAAAGCTGCTTCAATAAGCTCAGCATGTTCTTCATTGATTAGCTTAAGCCATAGATGCCACTCATTATAATTATCACCTTCAAAATCTAGAGGGTTAATGGATTGATCACAAGCTACCATGAACTCTTTCTGATCTTCAAAGATATTACTACACTTACATTTTTTATTCATTTTTGTTTTCCTTATAGTGATACACTGCATGGCAGTTTGCACACATTAGACCGCACTTTCTAAGCTCAGATAAAATATTATCCCATGAATGTCTACCAAGTATAGTAGATATCTTATGGTCTTTCTCAGAAGGTCTAAGGTGATGAAACTGCATAGCAGAATGGTGATAGGCTTGACCACAAGAAGAACAAGTTGTACCTAAATAATCAATAGCTTTTATCTTGTGAAATAACCTTTTCTCCATTGTTAACTTTCCTCTATCTCGATAGTGTTTAGTTCCTCTATCTCGATAGTGTTTAGTTCCTCATTGGTAGGTTCAAACGTTGCATTATAGTCTTGCATAAGTTTAAAGAGGTCACTTGCCAATGTAAAAGCTGGTGTTATGTTTTTATTAAGTGTGTCAAAATTAATATCAATACTACCATCTTCCATGTCTTCAATTATGATTGTTACTTTATTCATTTATTATTGTTATCCTTTCACGTATTTCTTTTGCAATCTCTTCACTAGGTTTATAGAGTTTACCTATATGTCCATTATAACATAGTTGACTTGTTAAGAAACTTGACTCCATAGTTATGAAGAAATTCTCCATAAAGTTTAGAAGTCCTTTAGTCTTGCAGTTAGCAATGATCTCCCATATTAGATCTTCTTCGCTTTCCTTTACAAGTTTTTGAAACTCTTTATTTCTAGATGATGTTTTATATTCCTGCCAATCACTTGGTCTAAAGTTCTCATGAAAGTATTTACTCTCAGGATCATTCTCAGGTCTCTTATGTCTGCGTTGTTTAACAGGTTTCACTGACCAATAAACTTTACGACCTATGTAAAACTTACCTGTAGTAGGGTCATGTACCTTATAGACAAATCCAAAGTTGTCTTTAGGATTGGGATCAATACCTACCCAGTTTGTTTTAGTCTCTTTCATTCTTTCATATACCTTTCTCCTTCCACGTTTACCTCTACCTTTATAATTGTAACCTCTACTTCCTCGCTTAGGATATCTAAGACAGTGAGAGTTCTTCAACCTTTGGCTCCTTTACTACATTGGTAAACCACTTAAGTCCATTAGAATATTTAAAAGCTCTTAGTCCAGGCCAACAATGTATCTTATGATTACAATAACCACAGTCACTACCTAAGATTCTATTACCTGCCTTACCATCTTCTTTATCGTTATAACATCTATCAGGAGGAGTGTCTTGTTCCAAAGCTTCTTTAGTTGCTTGAATATCTCCCACTGCGTTATTGATAAAACTATCATTCATAAGTAGATTAAGTTCACCAGTAGCTTTATTCATGACTAACCAACCACGTCTCTCTAGTCCAAGAGCATGTGCATAACTGTCTGCTTGTAGGCTATAACCAAAAGGATCTTTACCTTCTAATAGACCACCATTCACAAACTTCTCTTTGTAAGAATAAGGAGCTGCTGTCTTAACATCGATTAGACAGTCATCAATTACACAGTCCATATGTCCTACAATACCTTCTACCTTTACTTCTGTTTGCTTATTACTAATCTCATGTCCACTCATCTCTACGAGCATAAGCAATACTGCTTCTAAGATATGTCCTTGTAAGAAAGTTAATAGAAGTCTAGCTGGCATCTCCTCCTTCTCATTATCACCATGCTTATCATACCATAGCTTTCTCTTAGCCACACCAATGTTAGACATACGTAGTGTGAAGGAGTCTCGCTCTTGCCTTACTTCTAAGAACTCTCTCAAGTTACCTTCAATATCTTTAAGACATTCTTGTATTAGTTTCTCTTTAGTTTCATCATCTACTTTAAGATCTTTAGAT